CAATAATATTGTTCAACGAGTTATCAGTGAAAAAGGCGCTCCAGAGAATTTTTATATAAAATCAATGGAACTAAAGAAAAAGAGAAAGATTAAAAAGAATACCGTACAAAGTAGTGGGAAAAACGGTATGCTTCAAAAATGAAACTTGCGGTATACGGAACTCTTCGTAATGGAAGTGAGGATACTGGAAGAATAGAGAATACTTCTCTTGTTTATCCTGGGCATCAAAGGTTTCCTGCTGTAATACAGGATTATCAGGGTAAAGGTACTGTGGTAGAGATTCATGATGTAACCAGCGAAGATATTGCTCAGTATGATTTGTATGAAGGTCTTGCTATTGGTCTTTACGAAAGGGTTAAAGTTAAAGTAAATATGGATAAAGGCGAAGAAGTGGAAGCTTGGGTATATGTTGCTGGCCCGCGCCTTCTTAAATTAGTAGATGTTTTTGAGGAGATTCCAAATGGAGACTGGAACAATAGAAAACTTTAATATAATTTCGAATGACTTGGATGAGAAAGAAAGAGTCCTTAATATGGTATCAAAGGACTTGGTTGCTTTTGGGCAGCTTTTTCTTCCAGATGATTTTATGAAATCAAAACCAGCTCTGTTTCATCATAATGTAGGCGAGTTTCTTTTAGATAATACTATAAGAAGGCTTTGTGTTATATTACCGCGTGGTCATACCAAATCCACTATGGCAAAAGCAGCTTTGCTCCATAGGATATATTTCAATCCTAAAGGAAAGAATGAATTTGCGGCTTGGGTATCTGAAGAACAGACACAGGCGATAGACCATTTAAAATACATTAAAACACATATAGAGTTAAATCCTGCCTTGCATTATTACTTTGGTGATATAGCTGGAAGTAAATGGACGGAAAAAGAAATCACCACATCTAAGGGTGACAGAATTATAGCAAAAGGAACTAGTCAAAGACTTCGTGGGAGATCGGAACTCGGCCTTCGTTATACAAAAATTATTCTTGATGACTTTGAATCTGAGTTAAATACAAAAACTCCAGAAAGAAGACGTGAAGTTAAAGAATGGCTTATGTCAACGGTATATCCAGCATTGGAAGAGTCAAAAGGTAATGAAGGTGCAATATGGCTTGTAGGTACGATCGTCCATTATGACTCTGCTTTGCAGGCTATATACGATGGATATTTAGAGGCTAAAAAAAATAAAGAAGATTATACTTGGCAGATTATATTTCATCGTGCGCTTGAGGATGGTAAACCGCTTTGGCCTTCTTATTTTCCAAAAGAAAAGATTGCAAGTATAAGAAAAGATTATGAGAACGTAGGGCAACTTCACAAGTTTGCACAGGAATATATGAATGATGCTCGCGATCTTGAAACAGCTAAATTTAAAATAGACAAGATAAATTATTATGATGGTGAATTTAAAGCAAAAAATAATCAAGCGTATATAGTTACTAAGAAAGATGCTATTCCAGTTAATGTTTATATGGGTGTTGACTTGGCTTATGAATCTTCTGCTAAACATGATTATCAAGTAATAGTGGTAGCTGGAATTGATAGCGATAAGAATGTTTATGTGATTGATATATTTCACGAACATATTCCTCTTTATGATATGCCTAGAAAGATATTTCAATATGCTAAAGAATACCAGCCGATGCGAAGAGCAAATGTGGAACATGTAGGTGCTCAAGGTATTATAAAAGATGCTGTTAATGCTCTATCGGGAAAAGATAGAAAGATGGCTCCTGGTATTGCTCGTGGTGTTAGACCGCCTACTGGAATTAAAAAAGAAGATCGGCTTGAATCATTGCTTTGTCCTCTTGTAAATCGTGGCAAGTTTTTTATGAAAAAGCAACATAATGAAATAGTGGATGAAATGTTTCATTTTCCTAAAGGAAAGAACGATGACTTGCTTGACGGCATTTGGTATTCGATTATAAATGCCAGAGCTCCATTGAGCAGAAAGTTTGATGCTGAGAATTTTGAAGAGACAGTAGATCAAAAAAAGGAGTTTTTAGCAAGAAAAATAGTGAGAAACTGGATTACTGGGCAAAGAATGTGAAAAAAATAAAAAAAATACTTGACATTGTACCCTTTTATGCTTATATTATAAGTAAGACAAATTATATAGTTAGGAGATATCGATATCGCTAATGAAGAAAATCTCGTCGAAGTCGACGAGGCTCAAAAGAATTTGGATTTGTGGCGTAGATGGCGGGATGCTCGTGTCGATTGGGACGAAGAAGCCCGTGACGCAGTAGATTTCGTTCTCGGAAATCACTATACTCAAGATGAATCAGATACCCTGAGTGCAATTGGTCAGGGAGATTTTATCATTGACAGAGTGTATGCTGCTGTTGATAAACTCAAATCCTTATTAACATCAAAGAATCCTAAGTTTTCTGCTATTGGAAGAGAAGACTCAGATAATAAACTTGCTCAAGTTTGGAGGACTATACTTGAGTATATATGGGATATTTCTGATGGTGACATGGAATTTAAGCAAGCCGTCCACGATTATGCAATCGCTGGTATGGGATATTTTTATGTATATATAGACCCCGAGGCGGATTTCGGCAGGGGCGATGTCAAGTTTACCAATGTAAATCCTTTTAGAGTATATGTTGATCCTGCTGCGAGAAACAGGTATTTCAACGATGCCTCCGCCATCATATTATCTACTATATTAACGGAAGATCAAGTACTTGCCGTTTATCCGCAACTTTCAGAATTCATTTCAGAAATAGATAGTATGAATGATGAGGAAGATTATCCTGCTTCAAGCAGAAAAAACTCTTCCCAATCATTTACTCCAGATATAGTCAAAGATAGTGACCGTGGAGGATATCAAAGATATAGAGTTTTAGAAAGATTTGAAAAAGTAAAAGTTCCTTATTATAGACTTTTTAATAAACAGAATGGTGAAGAAAAAGTTGTTGATATGGAAACTTTTGAACAGATAGCCAGCGAAAATGCACATCTAATAGAATCTGGATTAATAGAAGCTGTCGAAATAATGCAAACTCGTATTAAAGTAGTGGCAACTATGGGACAACATTTATTATATCAGCAATTATTAAATACTGATGTATATCCTATTATTCCAGTTCCAAACATTTGGACTAATACTCCATATCCAAAATCAGATGTTACAAAAGTTAAAGACTCGCAACGGCTTATAAATAAATTATTTTCATTAACACTTAGTCATGCGCAGGCTTCTGCTGGACTTAAGCTTCTTGTACCTGAAGGAAGTGTTGATGACGTAGGACAGCTTGAAAGGGATTGGGCTAATCCTAATGCTGTATTGGAATATAATCCAGAGTTTGGGGAGCCTCATTTTCCAGCTCCGCAACCACTTGCTGGTGAATTTTATCATTTAATAGACAGAGTAGAACATTACATAGATTTAAATTTTGGAATACCTGAGTTGATGCAAGGCTTCAAAGAAAAGGCTCCTGATACTGTACGCGGAACTGCTATGCTCTCGGAAATGGGAGAAAGTCGTGGGCGTTCTAAGCTAAAGGATATAGAAGCAAGTTTAAGTCAACTTGGAAGATGCATATATAATTATGCGAAAGGACATTATACATTCCAGAAAACATTTAAAATCGTGCAACCTAATAATGATTTAACTGAATTTACAGTTAATAATAGGTTGTATGATGATAAGTCAAACGAGCTACAGACCATAGAGAATGATATTTCTTTAGGTCAACATGACGTTCGTATTATATCGGGTTCAACATTACCGTCAAACAAGATGGCTGAATACAACATGTATCTTGAGGCATATAAGTTGGGACTGGTAGATGATGTCGAGGTCTTAAAGAAAACTGAGATCTACGACAAAGAAGGTGTATTGCAACGAAAAGGTATGATGGCGAAAATGCAGTCATACATACAACAACTAGAAGGTCAGATAAAAGAACTTACTGGTGATCTGCAAACGGCTGACAGGGAAGCTGTTCATGCTAAGAAACAGGTTATCACTGAGAAATTTAAGACCGATTTGAATGAAATTGTCTCTGAGGCGAAATATAAGGAAAGAGTCAAGATTAATAAACTAGAAGGTGTGATTGATAAAGCAGATGTTCGTGCCGAAGCTTCGTTAGCTGTACAAAAGGCAAATAAAGGGAGCTCCTCTAAGAAAGGGAGCGCACAAGGAAAACAATAATCATAGGTTAAACTTCTTCGAAATATCGAAAGGTAGAGTTCGAATCAAAGAAGAAATCTAAAAGGAGGTTATATGGAAGATCAAGTGCAAAATAGTGTAGTTGATAGTCCTGAAAGCAATGTTCAAGCGACAACTCGTGAAGGGTTGGATGTTTCTATGCCAGATGTTCAATTGGCAGCAGAACTTCCAAGTGTTCAAGATAGTGTCATTAGTGAAGGCAATTCTCGCCCACCTAATTTAATTACTAAAGAAGGTGATGAGAGCCAAATTGATTACGGGACAGATTGGGAAAATGAAACTCGCAAGTTTCAGTCTATGTATGATAAACAAAAGGCTGATTATGAGAGTCTTCAAAGTGAGTACCAGCAACTTGCTCCAATGTCTGAACTGCAAAAGGTTCTTGAATCAAGACCTGATGTAGTTGAGGCAATAAGAGATAAGTTGGAGGGAAAAAGCAATCAAGAAACTATACGCGAAGGAGATGATCCTAATGTAATTGATGAATCATCTTTTGACCCATGGGAAGCCTATTACAAACCAGAGTCTGCCTCATATAAAATGAGAACGACTCAGGAAAAGGCTTTGGTAGATGAGGCTGTTGGACAACATATGTCTCAAATACAAGGCCAAGTTGCGTTGCAGAATTTGCGCAATGAGTTATCTAGCAACTATAATATGCAGGATGAAAAGGATATCAGTGATTTTATTGAATTTGCGACCACACCGAGAGATCAACTTCCGATTGATCTTTTAATCGATGTTTATCGTAAATATTATAATAAAGGAACTGACAATGTTTCTCCGAATATGGAAGCAGTTAGAGCAACCCAAAGCATTCCTAAGACAGCTGGGATTCTTCAGGGCGGTGAAGCGCCAAGAAAGAATGAACAGGATTCTGCCTGGGATAGAATTTTGCAAGCAGGGCAAGCGGGGAGAATTCCCTAATTAAAAATAATCAAATAGGAGGTAACAAATGGCTGTTACACAAGGAGTAAAATCCAGTTATGATATTACAGCTGCTGCCGCCACTGCTGGTGTTGGGCAAGCGCCTGATCGCCGCCGATTATACGATTTTTCAGACCGAGTTGCCGAACTGGCACCAGAGGAATCGCCGTTTTTTGTATATCTTTCAAAAGTTGCAAAAGTACCAACGGACGATCCTGTATTTCGGTTCTTAGAAAAT